TATTATACCGCATTGAACCTTTTAGAAAAAGATACAGAGGTCACATCAATTAAAGATGTTAATGGTCTTGATCGTACAAAAAATGGTATTCTTGTGGATTCATTTAAAGGCCATTCTGTTGGTGACGTAAGAAATCTTGATTACAAGTGTTCTATTGATTTTAGATTGGAAGAATTAAGACCACAAGTAAACACAAATCCACATTTCTTGGATCTTGATTTTTCTGCAAGTTCAGGTGTTGTTTATAATTCAGGTATAGTTACTCTTCCGTTTACAGAAGAATTATTCATAACTCAAAATGTTGCTTCATTAACGGTAACCGCTCAGCCGTATCTGTTTGCAAGATTTGTTGGTTCTGTATTTTTACTTCCAGAATCTGATTGGTACTTTGAAAAACAAGAATTGCCTGACGTTAGTATAAATTATTCTGGTGAAAATGATGGTTATTCAAGTCTGCAATCGGCACTAACAGGCGCCGTTTCTGCATTTGATACTGAATTTGGTCATTGGGAAACAAAATCAACTGGTGCTGAAATTGTTACAACTGAAATAAATGAACAAGGTAGAAATGGTCTTCAAATTTGGGAAAGTGGTGTAAATAGAACAACGACAGTTGGTGGTTTCAAAAATGGATTTTTGAAAAGCTCATCTTTTGATCAGGTATCTCGCACCGTTAATGATCGTGTTGTGAATATTGGTGTGCAACCAATTATGCGACAAATTGATATTGATTTTGTTGGATTGTCACTAAAACCCAGAAAAGTGGTTTTCTATTATTTTGATGATGTTGATGTTACCGGTTATGTTCAAAGAGCAAATGAGCTTGTATTTTCTGGCAATAATTTCTTTGATATTGTCAATAGTGAAAAAATTACATCCGGAGCAAATGCTGCAAACGTAATTCTATCACGAACATTATCTACGACAAATGTAGCATATATTACTGATGTGGTTGGAAATGTTCTTGTTGGACAAACTTGGACTGGCGCACGATCTGCAAACACGGCAACTGTAGTTGCATATAGACACTTTTCAGGAACAGCCAGAAGTGCAAATTCAACCGCTATAAACTTGTCATTTGATGCAGCTAACACTAATGATTTTTATGTTGGAAACACAATATATTTTGTTGATGGTTTAGGTGTTCGTGAGTCATATAGAATTGATTCGTATGTTGGCTCTACAAGAACTGCTTCAAACACAGCAGGATTTACGACAACACCAGGATCAAATACCAGATATTCAATTGGTAATTCTAAGACAAATGAATTTGGTCAAATTGCAGGTACATTTGTTGTTCCAAGAAATTCAACAGTTAAATTTAGAACTGGTGAGCACAAGTTTAGAATTATTGATGTTGCAAATGGAGTTGTGGCTAACGCAACAACAGTTGGTGAAGGTCGCTTCATTGCTGAAGGTCTATTGGGTGTTTCAATTGGTGTTACAGCAACCAGAATTCCGTCGCCAACATATTATCCACAAACTAATGATTATTGGAATAATTATACTGATACTTTTGAAGGGCGGCCGACGCCGATTGCGCCGAACAGCATCGATGCCTACCATGCAGATATGCAGTCCGACCCTGGGCCTGGCGGTGCCTTCTCAGATAGCAATGGATTTGATAGCTCTGGTTACGGATCACCTTAATATAATAAAATGAAAACATCAAAAAGATTTTATAGGAATAACAAATGCCAGCAATATTAGCACAAACATTCTTCGTTGATAAATCATTACACTTCGAAGGGGTATTTCTTTCAAGTGTTGATCTATTTTTTGTAAACAAAGATTCTTCTGGTATAATACCTGTTGAAGTTCAATTGCGTCCGACCAGAAATGGTTTTCCTATTTCTGGTTATGCAATACCTAATTCTCGTGTTTCGGTTGATGCAGTTCGAGTAAATACTTCAGATTTGCCGGACACGACAGATCCAGATACTGCCACAACATTTAAGTTTCCTGCTCCAGTATATCTTGAACCTGGTGTTGAATTTGCCCTTGTTGTAAGTACCGACTCTCCGGAGTATGTTTTACACTCTGCAAAAATAGGAACACCTATTCTTGGCACAGATCGACTGGTATCAAAACAGCCAGCATCTGGTGTTTTATATAAACCATCGAATGCATCACTAATAACTCCTTTTGAAGATGAAGATTTGATGTACGTTTTTCGCAAATGTGTATTTTCAACAAGTAACACAGGAATTGCATTATTTAATGTTCGTGCGCCATCTTCAAACGTTGAAATGGATGCAATGTATGTTAGAACTGATCAGGTTAAATTTGCAACTTCTACTGTTGACTACCAGTACAAAGCAACATTAAAATCTACAGGAATTTTAGATTCTTCATTTAGGTCTTTCATTCCAAATAGAGATTATGAGTTTATTGATGGTGAAGGTCGTAGAAGAATTGATGAAAATAGATCTGATCAATTTGTTTTAAAGTCTGAGATGTCTACTCTAAATGAAGATGTTTCTCCATTTGTTGATGTACAAAGAGCTGGTTTATTTACAATTGAAAATTTAATTAATAATGCCAATTTATCAAATTCGGATGTTGTTGTTACCGATGGCGGAGCAGGTCATACGACTCCAACGGTGACAATTTCCGGAGGAAATGGAAGTGGGGCAGTGGGTGTTGCAAATGTCGTAGGCGGTGTTGTTAAAAGAATTGACATTACAAGCTTTGGTTCAGGTTATACAGAAACACCAACAATTACAATAACTGAAGGTGGTGCAACAAGAAACGCATCTGCCATAATTTCGGGTGAAACAAATAGTTTTGGAGGTAATTATCTTGCTCGTTATATTAGTCGGCGCGTCACTCTAAATGATGGATTTGATTCTAGCGATCTTCGCGTATTTTTGACGGCATATAAACCTCCGGCTACGGACATTCAGGTATATTATAAGATACTAAACGAAGAAGATTCTGATGATTTTGACACAAAAACATATAGAAGAATGTTGCAAAAAACACCATCTGGTGTAACATCGGCAAATTACAACGACTACATTGAATATGAATATCGTCCATCATTAAATACTGATTCCATTCTTTATACAAGTGGAACTACAACATATGAAACTTTTAAACATTTTGCTATAAAAATTGTGTTAAGTAGTACAGATACAACACTTGTTCCCAAAGTTCGTGACATGAGAGCAATTGCTCTACCGGCAGGATAATATGACAAAAGTAAGAATTACAGATACACAATATGTTCGTGATATTCATTCAAAAGCCATTTTAAATACAAATAGGGCACAACTCGATGAATACAAAGTGAAAAAGAACATGATGGCCAAAGTAAACGAAATAAATAAACTAAAAGAAGAAGTTTCCGAGATTAAAGATACCATGAGTAAAATACTAGCATTGTTGTCGGAGAAAAAATAATGGCAGTTAGTAATGTCGCATTGACAAACACTTTTGACCAATGGAGATTGGTTACAAATCAACTTGCTGTTATTGCAAATGATATTCTTGGTGATGGTCTTTCAACATATCGCAACTTGACTGCAAACGTTGTTACTGCAAACGTTGTTACCATTTCAACAATGAATGTTGAATCAACAATTATTGCAGCATTTAATGCTGCTAACTCGGCTGGATCTTCTGCCTCAGCTAATGCTGCATTTGATCAAGCTAATGCAGCATTCACTCAAGCTAATGCAGCATTCACTCAAGCTAATTCTGTTTACTTACCTTCCGTTACTCGTCTAAGCGTAACGAATAGTGGTTCCTCTGCATATTTAATAGATCAATATTCAGGTAATAATCCTGAAATTTTTATTTCCTCAGGTGAAACGATAGCATTTAATTTAAATGTTACTGGCCATCCATTTATGATTCGTCAATCAAGCGGTGGTTCAAATTATAACACAGGTCTAACTCATGTTGCAACAAATGGAACTGTATCCACAAATTCAGCAGCTCAAGGTCAAGTGACTGGTACACTATATTGGAAAGTTCCATTTGAACTATCTAGTAACATCTATGTTTATCAATGCTCTGTTCATAGTGGAATGGTTGGATTTATAAAAATAAGACACCCAGGTGGAAAATCGTCAGGACTAATAACTACATTAACTGATGCGGCAACTATTACGCCAGATTTTTCATCAAACAATAATTTTAAAGTAACACTTGGTGGTAATCGTACACTTGCTAATGCAACAAATACAACAGTGGGTCAGTCTGGTGTAATATATCTTATTCAAGATGGCACAGGTAGTAGAACAGTATCATTTGGTTTGGCATATAAGTTTGTTGATAATTCTGCTCCAACTTTAACAACAACTGCAAATGCTGTTGATGCAATTGTCTATTCAGTAAGAACTGCAAATTCTTATGTGTGCAATGCCTTATTAAATGTTGGTAATAGTAATGATACTTGAGATTATATGATGTCAGATAATGTTAATCTTTTGCTTTTAAGTAAAAATGAGTATCCGGTTTTCAACTCGCTGCGCTTCCGCGCGAGCAATAGTGGCAACCTTAGAAGGACGTTTTCCGCTACCTCGACAAACTTTGATGTGCAGACCTTTTCCCTATGGTTCAAGCGCGGGAGACTTACGTTAACTGACGCTGTTATCGCAAATTGCCTAATCACGCAATTCGGTTCCGGCGGCAACTATCCAACCTTTGAGCTTGGCTTTGAACCAAGTAGCGATCAACTTGTGTTTATGAACAGAACCGGCGGATCGACGTACAACTATCGCTTGGTCACGACGGCGCAGTTTCGTGATCCATCGGCTTGGTATCACCTCGTCATCGCATACGACAGCAGTCTTGCCACAAGCACCGACCGCATCAAGATGTGGATTAACGGGGTGCAGATTACTTCGTTTTCGTCCGCAACCTATCCGGCGCAGAACACAGATAGTCAGTTTGCAAACATTACCTATTCGGGGTCCTCCGACATTGGCAGTTTCTTTAATAACAGCAGATATTTCGACGGCTACATGGCCGAGGTGAACTTCATCGATGGCCAAGCCCTGACACCTTCCAGTTTCGGCCGAACCGACAGCACGACGGGCGTGTGGGTTGCAAAGAAATACGTAGGCACCTACGGCACCAACGGTTTCTATCTTAAATTCGCCGACGCTTCCGCCGCGACCGCAGCAGCAATCGGAAAGGACAGCTCTGGCAACGGAAATAATTTTACGCCAAGCGGCATCAGCGTTACCAGCGGCACGACGTTCGACCAGATGACGGACACGCCGACGCTGAACTATTGCGTGCTGAATCCAATCGACAAAAATACCAATCTTGCATTCTCGAATGGAAACCTGACCGCCATACCTTCAAGCATTGCTGACTATTGGCTGGGTCGCGCAACAATGGCTTTGCCCACGACGGGTAAATGGTACTGGGAATTAACCCTCAATAATACCCCTATCCTTTATCAAGCTGGTATTTATTCTGCAAACAGACCAAATAGCGGTGCCACTTCAAGCACAGGAAATGAATATCAAGTAGCGTGGGGAACTACGTATACATATATTCAATTTCAATCAAATAATGCCGCATTTTCCGCATGGGGAACAAATACAAATCCCACATCGGGCAATGTGCTCATGTTTGCTGTTGATTGTGACAATGGAACAATGTGGGTTGGAAGAAATGGAACTTGGTATAACACAAGTGGAACAGCAAACCCCGCAACTAATACAGACCCTAGATTTTCGTCAATTCCGTCTGGAATGTTTCCGGGTGTAAACTTACCAAATCCGGCATCTGGTGGCGTGACAATGAATTTTGGCCAGCGCAGCTTCGATTACGCCGCTCCCTCTGGATTCAAGGCTCTGAACTCTACCAACCTCCCGACGCCCAGCATCAAGAAGAGTTCACTCTTTTTTGATGCCACGCAGCGGACCGGAACGGGCGCAACGGCATCGGTGTCCTCTCTTGGGTTCCAACCGGATCTCGTGTGGATCAAGTCGCGCAGCAATGCAACATCACACAACCTCTTCGATAGTTCGCGTGGGGTGCAAAAGGGATTTAACACTAACGCTAGCGGTCCACAATACACCGACGCCAACTCGCTGACGGCATTCAACGCCAACGGCTACTCGCTTGGCAGCGATGCCTCGTCTCGCGGTGTTAACATCAACGTCAACACCTACGTTGATTGGGTTTGGAAAAAAAGTGCAACGCCGGGATTTGATATCGTAACTTACACAGGAAACGCAACCAATCGAACAATCGCGCATTCGCTTGGAGTTGTTCCCAAGATGATGATCATAAAAAACGTTGACACCAGTGCGTCTCCGGCTTCGGTACCGGTGTTTTACCATTCCAAGCTCAACGGAGGAACAACCCCAGCCAACTACTACATGTATATGTCATCGGCAGCGGTAGAAGGTGCTTACGGATTATTTTTTAACAACACTATTCCAACATCATCTGTCTTTACGGTTGGAACTGATTCCTTTGTCAATCAAAACACATGCAGCATTGTCGCCTACCTCTGGTCCGAGGTCGATGGCTTTAGTAAGATCAGCGACTACACCGGCAATGGCTCGACAGACGGGCCTTTTGTGTTCTGCGGATTTAGGCCCAAGTTCTTGATGATCAAGGCGCGCAACTTAGCGACTAGCTGGGTAATGGCAAACGCATCGAACAAGGACAACGAGATTATCAATTTTGTTTTCGCGGATCTTGCGAACGCCGATACAACTTCGAACGTCTACGGCTTCGATCTTTTGTCAAACGGCTTTAAGCTACGTGCTCCAACCGGCTACTCGGTAAACAATAGTGGCATTAGCTATCTGTTTGCTGCATATGCCGAAACCCCATTTAAGTACGCGAGGGCCAGATAAAATTTTGATGATTTTTGTAACACTAAATAGCTAATATCACTTAATTTGTAGTTATATTTGAAGTTTTTGAGCGTGCTAAAAAATAACGGAGTTAATTTAGATGGCCATCAGTAATGTATCACTAACGAACACGTTTGATGAATGGAGAGTAACTACAAATCAACTTATTGTTGTAACTAACGATTTGCTTGGTGATGGTCTACAAACTTATCGTAGTGTTACTGCAAATATTGTTACTGCAAATAATTTATTTTTTGGTTCACTAAATGTTGTTTCTACTCTTTCTTCCGCGTTTGACAAAGCAAATAGTGCAAATGTAATAGCAGTTGCTGCATTTGATAGATCTAATATAGCAAACAGTGCTGCCAGCAATGCTGCCAGCAATAGTATATTAAAGACTGGCGACACAATGACAGGAACACTTGTTGTTCCAACAATAAATGTTAGTCAAAATTTAAGAGCAACTGGCGGAACAATAGATATTGCCGCCGCAAATATATTATCTCAAACGTTAACTGACGCCTCAACAATTTCTTGGGACACTTCTCTTGGTCAAATAGCAACCGTAACTCTTGCTGGAAATAGAACGCTTGCAAATGCAAGTAGTTTAAGAGTTGGTACATATATTCTCCATGTAATACAGGATGGCACTGGTGGTAGAACACTAACTTTTTCAAATCAATATAAATTTACCGCTAACGTTAATCCAACTTTAACTAGTGGTGCAAATAGGAGAGATTTATTTTCATTTGTTTCTGATGGTACCAATATGTTTGGTGCAATGATACCGGATGTTAGATCGTAATTTGAAGCAAACATCATGCTCGCAATAATATCTCGCCCATACGCAATAGTAAATGTAACATCAACAACAAGTAATTATAATTTAAGATCTTCTGTTGGATCTACTATTGGTGTTCCTAATGCAAACTTTCCCATTAATGTTTATGCATTTGTTACTGCCGCGGTAACAGGTTCCTCTGCAGGTGTTCCTGCATATAGAACCGGTTCTGGTTGGCATGGCGGCACAGACATTTACATAAAAAATTCTAGCACTATTACAGGAGTAGCAGGAGCTACAGGAACACCCGGCTCAGGTGGTGCTGGTGGTAAGGGAAATGGCGGACCCAATGATGGCGCTCAAGGTAATCAAGGTGGCACAGGTGGAACTGGTGGGACAGGAGGAACTTCTTTTACTGCGGATACTGTATCAAATATTCGTATAGTTCTTGATAATGGATCTGGAACATTTACGGGTGGCTCTGCAGGCTCCGGTGGAACAGGTGGCGGTGGCGGTGGTGGTGGTGGGGCTGCAGGTAGAACTGATGTTGCACCAGCACCATATAGTCCTGGCTATTCTAGTTTCTTTGGTGGCGGAGGTGGTGGTGCTGGTGCAGGAACTCCTGGAGCTTCAGGTGGTGCTGGTGGTACTGGTACAGGTCCGGGTGGTACAAATGGAAGTGCTGGAACAACTACAACTTCCGGATCAACAACTGGAGGTGCCGGCGGTGCTGGTGGTGGTGGGGCTGCTGTTACAGCAACAACGGGGGGTGCTGGGGGTAATTTAGGCAGTGCCGGAAATCCTGGCGGTTCAAATGCATATGGATCAGGCACGTATGGATTTAGATCTGGTGGACCTGTCGGACCAACAGGACCCTCAGGATCTCAGGGAAATTCTGTAACAGGAAACTCAAATATTACACAGATATCATTAGGCACTAGAAACGGGCCTGTGTCCTGATAATTTAAGGTAAAAAAAAATGAATTTTAAATTTAAAATTTTAAGCTTTGATTTGTCACAACATTCAATCGTTGTTAGATACTATACTGATTTTTTAACGGAAGATAATTTGGCAACATCTTTTAATTTAGATGGATCAATTGAAAGAAACAAAGATGGTTCACCTATTAGATGTCAAACAGATTATAATCTTAATATTTGGAAAACAAATCCACCACCAACTAAGAATGAAATTATAAAATATATTAATGATTGTTTTCCACATGAGTGGTTTAAATTAAAACATGACGTATTGGATGAAAAAGTAGATACATCTTTAGAATGTATTAAAGATATGCTTAGTAAAGAATTTGAATCAGAAAAAATAGAAGAAAAAATAGAAAAATCTAAACCATTAAGTGACCAAGAAATAGAAGAGTTATTGGAAGAATTAACAAAGAAATAATTTTAATTTTTAAACAAATTTTGGACCAATACCCCATATGTTTACAACAATAGTTACACGACCAAATCAAGTTATAACAATTTCTACAGTTGCAAATAATGTCAATTTGCGAGCAAGATCAAATACACCAACATACCCTGTAAATTTATTTTGTTTTATTGATGCAAATGTATCAAGCAATGTTTTCAATGGTCCAGCACTAAGACTTGGTACAGGATGGGGCAATTCAACATATTTCTTCATAAGAAATTCAGCAAACATAGTAGGAAATGTTGGTAATACAGGTGTTGCTGGCACAGGTGGTGCTGGTGGTGGTGGTGGCGGTTATCCTACTAATCCGGGTTCAGCAGGTTCAGCTGGCGGAACTGGTGTTCGTGGTGCAAATGGATCGATTGCATTTCAAGCTGAAACAGGCAATCAAGTTTTAAGAATGTATTTAAATAATCTTGGTATTATTAGAGGTGGCAATGGTGGACCCGGAGGGCCGGGTGGGGGCGGCGGTGGTGGTGGCGGCGGTTTGGGATATTTGTATGTTCCAAGCAAGGGTGTGCCATACTATAATTATTATGGGGGTGGCGGCGGTGGTGGCGGTGCTGGAGTTTCTGCTGGAACTGGTGGCGTTGGCGGAGGGTCTTTATATGTACCAAATGGATCGACAGGAGCAAACGGTACATCATCTTCAGGTGGTGCAGGTGGTGCAGCGTCTTCAGGCGGAAGTCCTGCTGCTGGTGCTGGCGGCCCTGGTGGTAATACATCACAAGCTGGATTTGGTGGTGCAAATGGCGGCGGTGGTTACGCATTCAATACAACATACGGTGCAAGACCCGGAGGAGCTACTGGTGCTACAGGCAATGTAGGAAATACTGGATTTGCAATTGCAGGTAATAATCTAATTACTTTTATTGCTATAGGAACTCTAAGCGGCAATACAAGTAATTAATCATATAAACTTTGGTCCAACAATCCATATGACAATTGATTTTCTAACACCTTTAGTTACAGGTTTTACTCTATGAATGAGATATGATGGAAAAAATATGACTCGTCCTCTTTTCATAACTATTTTTTCTGGTTCATTTTGATTACCGACATTTATTTGAAAATCACCGCCTTCAAAATCTTTTTCTGGATCAGATAAGCACATCACAACTGATAGTTTTCTTGTCGTATTTGGAGTGCTTTGACCATGCAACATATCCATGTGCCAGTCATACTTTCCCTCTTCACTAGCATAATATTCAGTATATTGAAAATCGTGATATCCGTTTAGATTATAGTTATAGTAACTTTCATTTATAGCTGTTATGATTAAATTAAATTTATCAAATATCCAATTTGTATTTTCGTCTTTTTTATAAAAACAGATTTTTGATTTTCTTATTTTTTCAAGTTCTTGCTCGTCTTGAGTACCAACAACAGTTGCTTTTTGTACTTTATTTGAAGAACATATTTCTTCAATTCTTCTTATTTCATCTTCACTAAATCCGTTATCCCAATAAGTCCACGAATATGTTATGTTTGATCTTTCTTCGGGGCTATTCGACAACGATTTGTACATGAAATTCTCCACATGATATTTATTTTCACATAAATATATAGTGTATGCACTAGAACACGGGGAAAAAATGGAAGTCAAGTATAAAATAATTGATGTTGATCCTAATCAACACTCTATCATTGTTAGATATTTTACAGATGTATTGACGGAAGATAGTTTGTCAACTTCGTTCAATAGTGATGGATCAATTGCAAGAAGATCAGACGGCTCTCCACAAAGATGCCAAACCGACTATCATATCAATATATGGAAAACTGATACTACACCAACAGCAGAAGAAATACAAAAAATTGCTAATGATTCTGCTCCATATGATTGGTTTAAATTGAAACATGATATTTTGGATCCAAACATAGATACTTCTCTATCAAATGCTTCTTCGCTTGTTGGTAAAGAATTTACAGCAGTGAAGCTTGAAGAAAAAATAATAGAAGAAAATATTGAAAATGAGATTCAAAAAATAATTGATTCTTTAACGGCAAATACATCTAATACCTAATTAGTTTTTTCGTCATGAACAAAAAGCTGGGTTTTTATACTATAGGTACGACTGTGTTTGAATCCAAGATACAAGCGTGTATTTTGGCAAATAAAGTCTTGAAAGAAATGAATCAAAGTATTCATCCTTTGAAATTATTACAGTGGAATTTCAATGATGAAATATTTGAAGCATATAATTGGACAAAAGAGCCAGAAAAAACTCTTGACGAATTATACAACGCCAGAGCAAGAGATATTCGTGAAAAATATGATCATGTGATTGTTAGCTATAGTGGTGGTTCTGATAGTCATAACATGCTTATGGCTTTTCTAAGACAAAATTTATTTGTCGATGAAATCATAGTCACGCATATGAACAAAGCCATGAATGATTATGCTATAATTGATCCATCAGAAAAGTCAGCAAAGTATGCATATTCATCAGAATATGCTCTTCAAACAATTCCAAGACTAAAAGAAATAACAAATCTTTCTCCGCAAACAAAGATAAGAATATTTGATGTAAGCGATTCTGTGTTCAACACATTTGCAAGGCACAATGATGAAAGTTGGATTTTTCAAGTTAGGGAAGAATTGAATCCAATAGATGCGTCACGGTACAATTACCTACAATTTTCGGAATTCAAGAAGCAACTTGATCGTAGTAAAAAAACAGCAATAGTTCTTGGTGTTGATAAACCAAAAATTCGCATATTTGAAGACACAAAAAAAGTCTGTATGTATTTTAGCGATAGAATGGCAAATATAACACCAATTGGTGAATATGCTAAAGATTATACAAACACAACAATTGAATATTTTTATTGGTCGCCTGATGCATGTGACATGATATGCAAACAAGCACATGTTATCATGAATTGGTTAAGGATAAACACAAAGTTTCAATCTTTTTTTCATAAGATGCCAAAGCCTCTTGAGATGGGAAGAATTCCATCTGAAAGAATCATACGACCTTTATTATATACGACGTGGAACAGTTCGTGGTTTCAGGCGAATAAAGCAAAGTTTGATTGGTATTCTGAGTTTGATTACTGGTTCATAGAAAATCATAGAAACACTATTGAGTATTCTTTGTGGAAAAAAGGTCTTGCTCATGTCATAAAGAATTGTGACTTATATGTACAAAATAGATATAAACCCGATGCTCTAATGACTGTTGAAAAGGAATATTTTGTTGGTTTGATGTAAAATAGCATTTGTCTTGTTTTTTTTGATATACTAAATAGCTAAAAAGGCAAAAAGATGGCATCTTACGCGGAACTCATAGTTGATCAGGGCTCAACTTTTAACACAATTTTAACCCTAACCGACGATGTAACAAATTTACCTATTAATGTCTCTAATTATACAATAAATGCTAATATTAAAAAGTCATATTATTCTTCAAACAATACTGCAATCTTTACAGCAACGATAAATGATGCTTCAAATGGAAATGTAACCATTTCTCTTGCAGCAAATACATCGGTAAATATAAAATCAGGAAGATATGTTTATGATGTTAAGGTAACTAGTCCTTCAAATGTGATAACAAGAATAGTTGAAGGAATATTAACTGTTACCCCTAGAGTATCATAAAAATGGCAATAGCTGTAAAAATTAATACACAAAATCAACAAAAAGTTAGAGCGCAAACACCTATTGCATCTAATAAACTTACGGCACTAACCGATGTTGCGGTTATTGAAGCCTCAAATAACGCTGTAGTTGTATATAATACAACAACCGAAAGATTTGAAGTTAAAGCATTGCCTATCATATTTGGTGGTAATTTCTAATGGCAAATACAACTACAATTATTTTAAAACACTCTGGCACTTCTGGTAATGTTCCATCAAGTTTGCAGCACGGCGAAATAGCAATTAATTATTCCGATGGTATTCTTTACTATAAAAATGCAAATGGAGTAATATCAAATCTAGTTGATGATAATATAAACAATTTAGCAAATGAGGCTTTTACTCAAGCAAACACAGCAAGAACACATGCCAATGGTGCATTTATAGTTGCTAATTCTGCTTTTGGTGCCCAAAATGTTACATCCACCGTTGCTAATTCGGCATTTGATATTGCAAATTCGGCTTTTGGTTCACAGAATGTTGCATCAGCTGTTGCCAACGCATCATTCAATCAAGCAAATACAGCACGAACGCACGCTAATGGTGCATTCTTAATAGCTAATTCTGGATTTGATCAAGCAAATACAGCAAGAACACATGCCAATGGTGCATTCTTAACAGCTAATGCTGGATTTGATCAAGCAAATACAGCGAGAACACATGCCAATGGTGCATTCTTAATAGCTAACGCTGGATTTGATCAAGCCAACACAGCACGAACGCACGCTAATGGTGCATTCTTAACAGCTAATGCATCATTTGATCAAGCAAATACAGCGAGAACACATGCTAATGGTGCATTCTTAATAGCTAACGCTGGATTTGATCAAGCAAATACAGCGAGAACACATGCTAATGGTGCATTCTTAATAGCTAACGCTGGATTTGATCAAGCAAATACAGCGAGAACACATGCTAATGGTGCATTCTTAGCAGCTAATGCAGCATTTGATCAAGCTAATACAGCGAGAACACATGCCAATGGTGCATTCTTAATAGCTAACGCTGGATTTGATCAAGCCAACACAGCAAGAACACATGCTAATGATGCATTCTTAATAGCTAATACTGGATTTGATCAAGCCAATATAGCGAGAACACATGCTAACGGTGCATTTGATCAAGCCAATACAACGAGAACACATGCTAATGGTGCATTTGATCAAGCCAATACAGCGAGAACACATGCCAATGGTGCATTTGCAAATGCAAATAGTGCTGGTATTATTGCATCTACATCATTTGATCAAGCAAATACAGCAAGAACACATGCTAATGGCGCATTTGCTGCAGCAAATGCAGCAGGTGGTGCAACAATTGGTGCATCATTTGATCAAGCCAACACAGCAAGAACACATGCTAATGGTGCATTTGCAAATGCAAATACTGCTGGTGTTGTGGCATCTGCAGCATTTGATGCTGCTAATGCGGCTGGATCTTCTGCCACAGTTACAGCTGCATTCGATCAAGCCAACACAGCAAGAACACATGCTAATGCAGCATTTGCAAATGCAAATAGTGCTGGTGTTACTGCATCTGCAGCATTTGATCAAGCCAACACAGTAAACACAACATCAGTTGCTGCATTTGGTCAAGCCAACACAGCAAATACAACATCAGTTGCTGCATTTGATCAAGCCAACACAGCAAGAACACATGCCAATGCAGCGTTTGGTCAAGCCAATACAGCAAATACAACATCAGTTGCAGCATTTGATCAAGCCAACACAGCAAGAACACATGCCAATGCAGCATTTGATCAAGCCAACACAGCAAGAACACATGCCAATGCAGCATTTGATCAAGCCAACACAGCAAGAACACATGCTAATGGTGCATTTGCAAATGCAAATACTGCTGGTGTTGTGGCATCTGTAGCATTTGATCAAGCCAACACAGCAAGAACACATGCTAATGGTGCATTTGCAAATGCAAATATTGCTGGTGTTGTGGCATCTGCAGCATTTGATCAAGCAAACACAGCAAGAACACATGCTAATGCAGCATTTGGTCAAGCTAACATAGCAAACACAACATCAGTTGCTGCATTTACAAAAGCTAATGCTGCATTTCCATTAACCGGTGGTACAATTTCAGGTGATGTTTCTATTTCTGGTAATCTAATTGTAGTAGGTGCTTCTACAGTTTTCAATGTATCATCATTGATTATTAATGACCCATTAATTTTCTTAGCAAACAATAACTATTCATCCGATCTAGTGGACATTGGTTTTGTTGGTCATTATAATGATGGTGTAAATGCACATACTGGGTTTATTAGAAATGCAACATCAAAAGAATATTTTGTATTCAACGGATATACGCCAGAAATTTTAGCAAATGATATAATTAACATTGCACATCCATCATTTGCATTAACAAACATTAACGCAAATTACTATAAAGGTAATTTAATTGCGAATACCGTTGTAATTGCGATTTCTGCAGAAGTTGCTGGAATAAACATTGTACCAGCAATATCTTCGTCGTTTGATCAAGCAAACACAGCAAGAACACATGCTAATGCAGCATTTGGTCAAGCCAATACAGCAAATACAACATCAGTTGCAGCATTTGATCAAGCCAACACAGCAAGAACACATGCCAATGCAGCATTTGCAAATGCAAATAGTGCTGGTGTTATTGCATCTGCCGCTTTTGCACAAGCCAACATAGCAAACACAACATCAGTTGCTGCATTTGATCAAGCAAACACAGCAAGAACACATGCTAATGGTGCATTTGCAAACGCGAATAGTGCTGGTGTTGTGGCATCTGCAGCATTTGACAAAGCAAATAGTGCAAACATAACTGCAGATGCATCATTTGGTCAAGCTAATATAGCAAGAACACATGCTAACGGTGCTTTTGATCAAGCAAATACAGCGCAAATACACGCTAATGCGGCTTTTGATTCGCAGAATGTTACGTCAGCTGTTGCCAATGCATCATTTAATCAAGCAAATACAGCACGAACACACGCTAATGGTGCATTTGCAAATGCAAATAATGCTGGTATTATAGCGTCCGCAGCATTTGACCAAGCTAACACTTCTAGAACACATGCCAATGGTGCATTTGCAAATGCAAATAGTGCTGGTATTATTGCATCTGCAGCATTTGATCAAGCTAATACTTCTAGAACGCATGCTAATGGTGCATTTGCAAATGCAAATAGTGCTGGTGTAATTGCTGTTGCAGCATTTGCAAAAGCAAATGTTGGTGCTATTCAAGGCAATTCAGTTGTGTTTATTTCTGATACTGCACCAACAACAAATTTATCAAATGGATCATTGTGGTGGAATTCAAATGACGGTAGTTTATACATATATTATATCGATTTAGATAGTGCCCAATGGGTTATAACAGTTGGCGGTTTACTTGAAGCAGCAAATGCAGCTGCAAAAGCAATTTCAGCATTTGAACAAGCAAATACTGCAAGAACACATGCTAATGGTGCATTTGATCAAGCAAATACTGCAAGAACACATGCTAATGGTGCATTTGCAAATGCGAATAGTGCTGGTGTAATTGCTGTTGCAGCATTTGATAAAGCAAATATTGGCGCCATTCAAGGTAATTCAGTTGTGTTTATTTCAAGCACCGCACCAACAACAAATCTATCAAATGGATCATTGTGGTGGAATTCAAATGATGGTAGTTTGTACATATATTATAACGACTCGGATAGTGCTCAATGGATTATAACAGTTGGTGGTTTACTTGAAGCTTCAAACGCATCAACAATAGCAATTTCAGCATTTGGTGCGGCTAACGCTGCGTTTGACAAAGCAAATAGTGCAAATGTGATAGCAGTTGCTGCATTTGATAAAGCTAATGTGGCAAATAATAATGCCGGAAATACGGTATTAAAGACAGGAGATACCATGACAGGTAATCTCATAATGTCTGGTGTCAACGGCAGAATAGGTATTAATACATCATCTCCTCGTTCAAAGTTTGACATAAGTGGAGCAGCAGCAGGACAAGTAACAACACTAACAGATGCGGCAACTATTACACCAGATTTTTCATCGAACAATAATTTTACAGTAACACTAGGCGGCAATCGCACACTTGCTAATGCGACAAATACAACAATAGGCCAGTCAGGTGTAATATATCTTATTCAAGATGGCACAGGTAGTAGAACACTATCATTTGGTTTGGCATATAAGTTTCCATCAAATTCTGCTCCAACTTTAACAACAACTGCAAATGCTGTTGATGCAATTGTATATTCAGTAAGAGCAGCAAATTCTTATGTTTGTCAAATTTTATTGAGTGTAGGCAATAGAAATGATACTTGAGATTATATTATGATACCGGGTGGTGTAAATCTTATTCTTGCTGGTGGCGGAGAATATGAAATTGCAAACTCGCTGCGCTTCCGCAGGTCGAACAACGCCGTTTTGACGAGGACTGCCGGAACCCCGACAAACGCCAAGATCGCAACGTGGTCGTTCTGGCACAAGCGCGGCGCTTTGGGCGGAGTATGGGTATGGGGTGAAAGCTCCGCAGGCGCGTCTACGTTTTTCACGTTTGACTCTTCGGCTCCCGACACCATTCGCATATATATGCGTGGTGTAAATCTTACATCCACTCCGGTGTTCCGTGATCCGTCTGCTTGGTATCACATCGTTGTGGCCGTGGACACGACTCAAGCGGTGGCGGCCAATCGCATTGCGGTCTACGTCAACAACCAAGCCGTGACGATGTCCGGCACGATAACCCTCAACGCAGATCTGACTTTCAATGAATCTGGCAAGTCGATCAAAATCAGCAATGGTGCTGGCTGGTTTGCCGACAGCCGCGACTACATCGACGGCTATCTGGCTGAGTTTAACTTCATCGACGGACAGCAACTCACCCCCTCCTCATTCGGCCAGACTGACAGCACGACGGGCGTGTGGATTGCAAAGAAATACGCTGGCACCTACGGAAACAACGGCTTCTATCTGAAG